ATGTAAATACTGAAAGCATAAAGCAACTTCTCCCCATTCACTCAGTAACTCTTCTATCTCTGGTGTCCATTCATCATTTATATCATTTGGTAATGGTCTTGGAGTTTTCAAATCATTCATTTTAATTATGATAATATTTTAATTTTTGTTTTTGATTTCAAATTGAATTTATTTTTTTTTCCATTGTCAAATAGAATTATTTTTGAGTTTGTAAAATTGTAATTATTATCATTTACTCTTAAAATATTTAAGATTAAGTTCATATTATTTACTATGGAGAGAACAGAAGAACAGAAAGATTTGATTGAGAGTTATAAAAAGAAACAAAGGGAGTACATGAGAGAGTATCGTAAGAAGAATAAAGATAAATTGAAAGAACAAAGGAAAGAACATAACAGAAAGTATTATCTTAAAAAAAAGCAAAATAAAAACTTATCTCATGAATCCTTTGATTTTTAATTTCTTTACTTCATCAGCTATATCTTTATCGGCACCACCCCAAGTACCCTTTTGCTTAGTTAAGAAACTATAACTTCTGGCGAAGCCCCAGGCAGTCCCACTGTATTTTCCTTTGAGACTACTACCAGCAACTTTTTTGCCATCACTAACTCTTCTAACTGACTCTGGATTCGATCGTCGAGCACCTTCTCCACGATTAAATACTTTATTAATATATTTGAAAGGGACTCCAGTAATCCGTGCCAACTCTCTTTTACCGTGCGGAGCATCATCTTCAAAACCATATCTTCGGTTAAACTTTACTTTATTAGTAATGACAGTCATTTTTTTTTTTATCATATATTTTTTTTGAGAAATTTTAATATTAAATATATTATCATGAATGTCACAAATCTTTCTATACTGGACAATAATAGAGAACCAGAAAGAAAACCAATAGATATTGTTATTAATGATCTTAAACAAATCAAAAATGATCTTTCACACATCAAGAACTACATAAGGAAGCTTGAAATCAGAGAACAACTACAAGAAGAAAAAGAAAAAAAAGAATGTGTTGTTGAAAGTCGTGGTTGGTGGTTTAATTAAAATCTATGTATATAATAAATGTCAGATGAAATTACTATTCTCATGCCCGTCTGGAACAGACCAGAGTTTTTAAATTTATTTCTTATGAACGTTAAGTCTCAAGACTATCCCCACCAAAAACTTAAAATTATCATTGACGATGATGGTGAGACCCCGTTCATAAGTGATATAAATGAAGTCAGAAGACACTTATATCCAATACCAGTTCAATACATCACAGGAAAACCAAGAAGAACTATTGGAAAAAAACGTAATGATCTTGTGAAAGCTGCTGATACTAAAATTGTATGCTTCATGGATTCTGATGACTTGTACTTACCCACTTATATTTCTCACTCTTATGAAGTACTAAAAAATAAAAAAGTTGGTTGTGTTGGTTGTGATAAAATGATCTTTTTAATGACAAGTAAAGATTTCAGTATTCATGCTATAGATTGTGGTGATAATAATGTAATGATACATGAAGCTACTATTATGATGACTAAAAAATGGTTTAACTCCACGTGTAAATTCAATACTAAAAACACTGGTGAAGGTAAAAATTTATTTCAAGGTGTTCAAGATAAAACAATTGCTTTATCAAATATTATGAAACTTATGGTCTGTATAGAACACGAAGGAAACACCATTAACAAACTTCAATTTGCTAAAGAAGAAAATAAAGTTGATTTACAACTTCGTCCAGAAATAATCCAAGTCATCAAAAATGTATTAAAGATAAATTAATATCTATGTTATATAAAATGGTTGATGATAAAGTTCTTGAGAGAAGAAAGAAACAAGCAATTTACAGAGCACAAAACAGAGATAGAATAAGGTCATATCAAAGAGAATGGGAACGTAAAAACAGATTAAAAGGTTTGAGAATTAATGCTCCAAGAAAAGAAAAAGGTTATTTTAAAGTAAGTCATGGACACTTTGTAGTTTCATTTGATATTTAAAGATTTATTTTCTAATTATAATATATATAAAACAATTATGACTGATTTTACAGAAGATCAGATTTCTGATATTTTGAAGAATTACAAGACACAAAAAGACAGAAGCAGAGAATATTATGATAAAGTAAAAGATACTGAACAATTTAAGATGAAAAATAGAGCACGAGCAAAAAAACATTATGACAATGGTTATAATGTAAAACGTAAAGATGAATATAAAATTAATGCTGATGTAATAAAAGCAAAAAATCTATATTATTATTATAAGAAAACTAATCAGATCAATCTCTTTAAAGAAAAACATTCTGATAAATATGAAGCCCTTCTGAGCATCAATTACATTCCCAATCCAGCATAATCTTTAACTACTACTCTTTTATCTTCATACTTTTTTGGATACATTTGTATCATATGTTCAATTAGAAGATCAATACTCTTTTCTGGAAATTCTTCTGATGGTTCAAACTCTCTCCACCAAATCTTTGCTTCTATTAATTTGAAAAGATCAAGACGATCAATTGCTCTTAACTTTTCTCCCCACTCTTTACGTTCTTCTTTTGTAAAGTTTGACATTTATGATAATATTATATTTTTATTTTATAATTAAAATTTTTACTTTTTTCCAGTAATATCTTTGTGGGCTTTATTTACTGACATATTTTTATTTCTCATACGTCCCATCATCTTCATACGATGAGACTTCATCTCAGATGCAGACATTCCACCTTTCTTTAACTTTTCCATATGTTTATTCAAATCTGCTTTTTGCTTGTCAGATAATTTCTTTCCTTCTCTCTTCTTCTTTGGTACTAAGTTTGGTACTGGTGCTGGTTCTGGTGCTGGTTCTAAGGTTGGTTGTTCATCGTAATTGTCAGACATATTTTATGATATATTTGATAAAAAATTTTAATACCGAATTTAAATATAAATAATAATAACTATGTCAAATACATATACAGATATTCAAATTATTGAATGTAATCGAAATCACTCAGAAGAAGCCAAATCTGGGAATGATACAAATTACTCTTTATGGACTAATAATCTTCAAGATATTGTTCATCTTGAACCCGGAGATAAAGTAAGTGTTCATGGTGCTATGATTTCTGAAAGGGGTGCTGGTCAAAGTAGTTCTATTGAGATAAAAGGTCAAAGTCTTGGATTTACTCAGACATTAAAACATACCATTCTTGATAGTAGAAATGCTTCTGATGATATTCCATCTGGTTATGAAAAAATATTTGCTTTAGAAAGATCACGAGTAATAGAAGTAAGAGATGATACAGCCAACTTTGTTATATCATACTATATTAATATGAATGGTCATAATGTAATGTCTCTCCCGAGAAGATGGTGGTATAATGAAAGTAAAGGAAACCAAAACTTTCTTGAAGAAGATGATAGAGTTACTTTTGGTATGTCTCTTGCTGATCCATTTTTACCCGGAACATATTCTCCATTTGTATTATTTGATGATTATTATCAAATATCTGGTCAAAAAGGTTATGGAGAAGTAGCTTCAGATGCCGTATCTGGTTATTTAACAAAAGTAAAACATGATAATAGTCGTTTTACTCTCATGGTTAGAGATGTCAGTTATTATAGTGAAGAAAGTGCTTCTGGTAATCTTGTCCAACAAGCAGGAACAAGAGACCCCGAAAACTCAACTTACTTTATGTACAAAGAGTTAAAGACTATTACAGTTCCAAAAGGTTTTAATTCACCAGATTATTTAAGTGAAGAAATAACAAGACAATTACAAAAAGTAAATGAAAGAAAAACAAGATTTACTCGTAATGAGACTGATAGAGATGTAGATAATAAATATCGTCCCGGACATCCAATTCCAATGTATCAAGAATTTAATGCTGAGACTTATAAAGCATTTAACGTGGGTGGTTTCTATGCTCCCGTTTATAGTGGTGCCATACAAATGCCACATGATTTCTCTTATTACATTAATGGTTCTTCTATTTCAGCAGGAAATAATGGTTCTGGATATGAATATTTATCACAATATCATATTGTTGCTTGTAAAAGACCAGAGTTATATGAATATGGAAGATTAATAAATACAGCCGTCAATGGAGATTATAATGGTATTTTTGGCTGTCAATTAGCAAGTAGATTTGATGGTTCAGAGCATAATGGAAATTTTGGTATTAATATTAACACACCATATACAAAAGAAGCCGTAGAAAGATGGAGAGATTTCTTCTATGCTCAAGAACTATATCCAGAAATCTGGAATCAATTTTCAGACCCCCGAACTGGTTATAACTCTGGTGATACAATAGATAATAGTAGATGGTTTCATATGAATAGATACAAAAATGCTTCTATGTTAAATGATAATAATCAAGCTTCTGCTATGTTGGGTTGGGGTGGATATTTGAGACCATCGTGGGCCGGACAAACTGATAATTTAATTTCTCTTTTAGTTCCATTCCAATATGATGCATCACAAAGAGATATTTATTATGAAAATCCAGATGAAAGTCTTGGACAACGTTCTTTCGGTTGTATTGGTAAAAATAATCAGGGAGATATTATATTATTTCCAACAACTAATAATGGTTCTGGTAGTGCTCTATTTAATCTTTTAAATGCTGGTGGAGATTATATTGAAACAACAAGAAAGTGTGGATATGACATGCACTTTAACTCTCCAGGAAATCCATGGGCAATGCCCTTATCTGGAACAGCACGAGAACCAGTGGCTTATGATCCCCGTGGAGCTCAAGAACTTAATTATACTTTAGCAGCAAATTCAAATATCTATACTCTTCAAACGTATAATTATAATAAATGGACTGGAAATTTAAGAAATAAACTTTATATTGGTGCTGATGCTCCGAAGTTAAACTGGGATGGAACAAACTTCAGTTTTAGTGACCTTCATACATCTATGAATCGTGGAAATAACCAATCATTTGAAGCTAATTATGTAGATACTGTGAGAGAATCAGAACCAAATGCCGTTGATATAGTATATAAAATAAATCCAACTGAACAATATGGAGACTACACTCCAGACAGAAAACCTTATGTAGAAAATAGGTCATATACCACTAATCATGGTGGAACCGATAAAAATGCTTTCACTCCAGTATTAAATCAAAATCTTCAACCTTGGACTATTTATGATGCTCTTTCAGGGATTAATATTGAAGACTTTGGATTGACTGAAGAACAATGGACTAATACTCTGTGGGATTTACTTGGATTTACTTATAAACAATTTCACTCAAAAACTAATAATCGTCTTTCTCGTATCGATACTTCAAATGTTCAAGATTTAAAAGTAATCACCACCAATGCTGATGTGCCAGAAGGAGCAACTAAATTTTATTCACAAAGTATGTATGGAGTACCACTCTATAATCAAATGCTTCAGAGAACTGGTAATAAAAAAGATAAAGATAATGTCTATCAAGCAGCATATTATCCACCACTCGTAGTAAAAACATCATCTATTAATATTGTGGCTGAAAGACTGCCAACAAGAATGATAAGGGGTTATTACACTCTAAGAAGTAATATTATAACAGATACACCCTTCATCGGTGGAAAAGTAAATAATACAATGATGCCAATCATTGGAATTGTAAATAAAATCAATGGGACTGGGGACTTCTATACTCAAGAAGAATCTTCATTAGAATTCACAATCACAAAACCATTAAAACTTGCTTCTTTAACTTGTTCTGTGCATGATCCAGACGGGTCTTATGCTAATACAACTGAAGAGAATGCTATACTCTTCAAAGTTCAAAAAAATAGAAATGTGACGTTTAATGTCGTAGAAGAAATATTACAAGAAATGGGACAAAAAAAGGGAACTCAATATTTAGAATCTTATGGAATTTAATTTTTAATTATTTAAGATTAAAACGTCTCTTATAATCATTAATAGATGCCGCCTTTGATTCCATGTTCCATAAGATCCACCGACTTAGACTGCCAGCTGTATCGGGAACGTTCCAGTTCTCTCGCCGACGATGTCGTGATATATACCGTTCTTTCTGTGCTTTGTCTTTGGTTATGCTATAGTCAGGGGCTCCACTTTGTCCAAAATAAATTGTTTTCGTTCTGGAACTATCTTTCTTTGAAAAGATAGCCATAAGTTTCTTTTCCGGTTTGCTTGACTTCTTAATAACCACCTTATCATACTTCATTTATTGTAATGATAATATTTAAAATTTGAATTTGTAATTAATATTGTATTATATTTGAGTTTGAAATGATTGAACAAGATGTTGTAGATTGCTTGAATGATATTATTATCATTGTTGAAAAGAAAGAGAAAAAGAGATTGAGAAAAAATGAACTTGCTAAAATTTACAGAGAAAAACATAAAGAACGAATAAAAGAACAAAATAAAAAATATGAACAAACTGAAAAAGGTATTAAGAGTTCAAGAATTAATAACTGGAAATCTCGTGGAGTAGTCTGTAATGATTGGGGTGAATTATATAATCAATATTGTAGAACAGCTTATTGTGATCATTGTGGAGTACAATTAACCATAGATAAAAAAGCAACAGCAACAACAAAATGTTTAGACCATTGTCACCAGACTGGAGAAGTAAGAAATATACTTTGTCATTCTTGTAATACTAAAAGGGGACAATCAAAATTCTAATCTGAATCACTTTCATCTGAACTATCAAGATCTTTCATAAATTTTTCATGCTTCTTTTGTGCTTTCTTCTTTTTTTCACGTTTCTTTTCCTTCTTCTTTTTCTTTAGTAATTCTTCAACAAGATCATCTTGAGTTTTTGAACCAGCACCCGAACCATATTGAGACCAATGGGCTTTTTGTTCCATTCTATCATACTCCATTTGAATGACCATATTCTTATATCTATTAAATTCACGTCTATACCATTCTAACTTGTCAAGTTTCTTTTGATTCATCAAATAAACTTCTTTCATTACATCATTTCTTACTTCTTCTATGATGTCCCACTTTTGTGATTGATAAGATGCTTCATACTTTTTTTTGTAAAAATCTCTTTCTCTATTTGCCTTTTGAATAAGGTTTTCACGTTCATCATTAGTATATATGAAAAAAAAGTAAATATCATTCAAATACTCATAAAGATTTTCAGGTCTTAATTTCTTTAAATCTTCACACATATTTTTCTTAAATCTTTTTCTATATGACTTCACAGAATCAGTCATCTTTTTACCTTTCCAAAAATCTAATGTATAAATACCACCATAAATAATCTTTAATCTTTGTTCAACAATGTAGTCTAAAGCTTTCTTACCTTTTTCAGATTCATTAAATTCAGAAGCAAACTTAGAGTATTCTTCACTTCTTTCTTTTTCCATTTTTCTTAACAACTTCTTTTTCTCTCTTTCATTAGAAGTAAGATCATCTTCATTATCATCCATCTTTGGGTCAATGAAACCATCAGGGATTTGTTCTAATACCATTTCTGTAATGTTGTCATTCGGGTCTGGGTTTTTGTCAAGTTCGCCAACAATTTTTTCCAAAGTAAGTTTAACCATTTTTTCTATTTATACTTTAGTATAGAAAATAATCTTTAAATAATTTGTTTAATTTCTCCGCAATAATTTTGTATTAGATTTATTCTAATTTCATTGACATCACGTTTTTGAGCTTTAAGACCATGAAAAAAAAATGTAAAAATAATATTATAATTCATTACCATTAATGGTAATAAAAATCAATTGACACTAAAGAATTTGAAGAGACGTGAAATTAATGAAGTTGAAGAATTTGTTGAGAAAAAAATTTAAAAAAAAAAAAGTTTTCGATCTCAACGAAGAATTCTTCAAAGTAAAAGATAACCCGTCTATCAAAAAAAGTTGGTGTCAATACAATTTTATATACATAAGCATATAGAGTATTGAATTTTTAGAAATCAAAAATTATTTTCAGAGCAGAACAATGGGTTCAAAATGAAGTATTCTGGACACCCAAAATTGATGATAATTTTTACAATTTTAGAATTTGTACAATTTTACTCAATTCATTCAAAAATATTTAGAAAATTGAAGTTTGTGAAAAAATGGACAATTATCCCTTAGATTTATTACATTTTTCTCTAATAGCACATATCCCAGCGATTTGAGCCATCTCTGTACTTATAGCCTTGTGCTTGTGGTTTCAATCTTTCCATGAGTTCTTTTTTCTGTGCTTCTAATGCTTGTGCTTGTTTCTTCTCTGCTTTCCGTTGCTTTCTCAATATTTCATACTTGGCAATTGCTTCAAATTGAGCTTTCTCAAGATCTTCTTTTGTTAGAGTATTCACAATTTTCGTTTCTTTTACAACTTTTTCTGTTGGTGGTTCATCTTCTTCTACTTCTCTTTTTAGTTTCTCAAAGTCTTTTTTCTTCTTTTTTTCTAAGAGTTCTTTTTCTTGCTTTTTGAATGCTTTTTCTTCTTCACGTTCTTTTCTCTTTTGTGCTTTTACGATTGCTGCTTTCTTTCTTGCTTCTGCAAGTTTTGCTTTATGGGCTTCTGTGAGTGGCTTTCTGGGGACACCTTTCTTAGTGAGTTTTGGTTGTTTCTTCGCTTTGGATGGTTCGGGACCAAGATAATCTGGTCTTACAGCAAGATTGGGTAAATCAAATATCTTTTCTTCATTAATCTCTTCTTTCTCCACAACTTCGGGAACTATCTCATCAATGGTCTCTGTTACTTCTTCATCTGAATAAATAAAGTTGGGATTTGTCTCTCCAGTCTCTTCATTTACTTCTTCAACGGGATCTGGTTCAAAGTTAAATTGAACTCTTGGTGGTTGTTTATCTGACATATTTTATAATAAGTATTATAAAATATTTCTAAAAAAAGTTTAAAAAACGTCAAAAAATTCAATATTTTAACATTATAAAAAAAGATAATTTAATCTATTTACATTAATTCTTTGGGTTTCTTCCTGAAGTAAAGGGCAACTATACTCTGACCAGTAAGGGCTGTGGCATATTGCTCATTGACATAACAGAAGTCAATATCAAACTCATTTACTTGTATATCATTTGGATTGTCAAGATCAACAAAGATAAGATTGTTTGGTTCAAAGTATAATCTTCCGGTTGATTGATTGTTGTCAAATCGGGGAAGATGGGCAAGAATTTTACTCTTATTTTTGGTATAAGCATTAGTGACATTTTGAGTGAAGTTATTTAATCTTACGAACATAGCCATTGAAGATGTAAGGTCTGGGACTCTTGTACTTTCAAATATTACAGTATTAGTATCTTCTCCTGAAGTTGGTTGTTGAACAACACTCTCATTAAAACCAAAAGGAATCATTGCGTTTGCTCCAAATGATGGAGTATATATTTGTGATTCTTGTAATATCATTACTGGTGAATAATCAACACCACCCGAAGCATTACTCTTAAGTATTTCATATACATTATCACCGACTCGATTCCAAAAACGTGTTTCTAATTCTTGACATTTGGCGACCTTTCCAATTGCTTCCATAGTTTCATACCAACCACCCTTTAAATATTTAGTAGCATCATAACCATCAATATTAAGAGTACTAAACTCTTCAATAGTTAAAGTACAAGTTTGTGCTCCTGCTTTTGTCCCGACTGCTAAAACTGGATGAAGACACCAACAAGCTTGATTCACTGGTTTAAAATATCTTGTTGCTTTTTCTTCAACATACTCGGTGATTAAATCCCAATCATCAGTGGAAGAATTGTACAGACTTACTCTTAAATCTTCACCTTCAGAGAAGAAACCAACCTTGGTATAGATAGAAGCATTATTATCACTTAAATCATATCTCGTATCAGCATTTAGAAAAGATGAATTTGTATTATTAAAATAAGTAATTTCATTTTTGACGATTTGTTGTCCATCTCCAACATCGGGATCATTTCTATAATCATAAACAACTAATTCACCATTTCTATTACGGGCAACACAGAAATCAGCAAAAAAGTCTTGATCACACTCAATATCAGCATCATTCTCGGGATCACTATAAGGTGGAATATAAAAACTTCTATGAGTTTGATTTACTGCTCTTGTGAGACCAACATGCCACTCAACTCCAGAAGCATTTGCTCCACCAGTTCCCGAGATATTTACAATAAAAGAACCATTGGTGAGTGAGAAAGGTTGTTCCTTTGAAATACCAACACATTCTAATGTTGGATGACTTCTGGTAAATACCCCTGAAGCATAAGTGAAATTAGCATCTTGGTTTTCTCTATAGAATTTTTCAAATCCGGTGTCAGAAGGTATTTGATTTACATTATTATCATCTTTGAGTTGTTTAAATTGATACTGAAATCCAAGAAAGTCAAGAGAAGAAGCATTCCTTCGAACTTGACAATCAAATTGATTCTTAGCATTTGGGTGAAATGTAGTTTCTCTTATTCTGTCTCTAATTCTATTGGCGAAGTCATCAAGACTGCTTTCTATTATTCGACCAGATTCATCTTGAGAAAGTAAATTAGATACAACTGGATAAGAAGTGACTTGGTGACTTTGTGGATATGTTGTTCCATCAAGATCTAATTTTCCACCAAAGTAATGATAAAATTTGCCGTTGTTTCCAGAGAAGACTAAACGACCATCAACATTTACTTTACAAGATTGAAGTGCTACTTGAGAGTTGGCTGGAATTGTCATTGTAGAACTCAGGGGATTTCTAAATGACCAAGCATTATAAACACTCCCCCTTTGTCTAAGAGAAGCTCCATCTTTTTCTTGGTTAGAACATATGACTAAAGACATTTTAAATAAAGAAAATATTTTAATTCTTTCTCAATAATTTTAATCAAAATAATAATAAATGCCAAAGAAGACAAGGACAAAGGTGGTGAAACCAATGAATACGAGTATTCCCGGCTATAAACAACCATCACAACATTCAGTAGAAAGGGCACAGAGACCAGATAAGATTAGACCAAAAGAAATCTTTGAAATGATGGATGGGAAAAAATCGTCAAAAGCAAAAAAAAAATCTAAGAAGTATTAATAAACGTAGTAATCATTATGGGATTTGTATTATCATGCTCCACAACTCCAAAAAGAATAAACTATCTTGTACAATTATTATCACAAATGAAATTACGTTATAAGTATTTTGTCATTAATATATGTTCAAGATACAAAAGATTTGGTGAGTTTAAAATTCCAAAAGAGTTATTAAAATTATGTAAGATGAATAATAAAATTATCTTCCAATTTGTAGATGACTATGGTCCTTTATGTAAATATATTGGTGGATTTAAATTCTTAGAAAAGAAGAAGTTGTATAATGATAAATTAATCATTGTAGATGATGATACTTTCTATCATAATAATTTGTTTTATGGATTGATGGATGATAAGACAGATAGTAATATTACAACTGGTTCTGGCTTTGATTATGATAATAATCGTAATTACAAAATAACGACTGGTCAAGTTGAGATGGTTGAAGGTTATGGTGGGGTATGTTTCAATTACAATCAAATTTCAAATATTATCATTCATTATTCAAAGTATTATAAGTGTATTAACTCATTTAAGTCAGATGATTTAGTAGAGAAATATTTATGTGCTTCTTTTCTGGGAGATGATTTTATTATCTCACAGATGTATAAAGATAAGTATGCTATAAAAGATGGAAGAAAGTTATTAAATCCGTGTTCATATGGATTTGAAGAAGATGCACTTCATAAGAATAATAGCTTTGGCTCAAATATGGGTTCATATTTATTTTTATATGAGAATATTAAGATATTAGAAACATTTGTAAATAAGTATGAATTAAATAAAGAGATTATTTCTTTATCTTAATACAGAAAGATACACAACCATCATTACCTTTTGCGATGATTTCTTGATTATTTTTTTCACAAAACTCATCAACGGCTTCTTTAACACCAAAATTATAATGTGTTTTTGCTTTTTCCATATTCATTTCATAATCATGACCCATTATGAAACCACCATTTTTAATTTTCTTGAATGATAATTCAATATCTCTTTTTACTCCATTGTAACTATGATCAGCATCAATGTAGATAAGATCATAAGTATTATCGGGAACACTTTTAAGATAAGTATCAGTTCTGGCTTTGTAAATATTCTTATTATCATCATCTCTGTATTTATCAACTAAAAGTATATATTCTCTATCTAAGTTAGTCCAAGTAAAATTATTACCATCACAATCCCCCGACCCGTGTTTTCCATTGAACATATCAACCCCGTCAATCTTTTCTATATGACATTCTTTATCCATAAAATCCATAAACTCACCTTTGAATACACCAAGTTCTAATACTTTCATTTCTGGTTTAGAGTAATGTTTTAATAATTCGTTTCTGGTATCAAAAATTAACATTATTTATATATAATATGGAAATATTTAATGAGCACGGAAAACCGATTAATCTTAAGATTGAAATTGTTGAGCAAGAATTAGTTCAAAAGTATATCAAACCAGAAGATAGAGTACTTGAACTTGGGGCAAGATATGGTTCAGTATCAATAAGAACAAATAAAATTGTGAATGATAAATCTTCTCATTATGTAGTTGAACCCGATTCAGCAATCTGGGAATGTTTAGAAAATAATATGAAAATAAATGATTGTAATTTTAATATCATAAAAGGTGTTATAGCAAAAGATAAATATTCTGTTTGTCAAAAGAATTATTCAACATATACTTACAAAGATGAAAATTCTAAAACTCAATCATATGATTTACCTGATGTTGATTTTAATGTTTTAATTGTAGATTGTGAAGGCTTCTTCCAAACTTTTTATGAAGAGAATAAATCATTATTTCCAAAGTTAGAAACTATTATCTTTGAAGGTGATGAACCACAAAGATGTGATTACGATTATCTATTAAGTGAGTTTGATAAACTTGGATTTAAAGTGATTGAAAAGATAAAAGAACCAACATGTGAGAATATGTGGCATTATGTTTTACAAAAAGATAAGAAACCAAAAATATTATTTACTTCTTTAAGTGATAGACCAGAATGGTCAAAACCAAACTATGAAAACATACAAGATTATTGTGATAGATATGGTTATAAATTTATCACAGAAGATAAGATATTATGTAAAGATAGACATCAATCGTGGAGTAAGATTTTATTATTACAAAGAGAGATGAAAGCAAATCAAGATTATGATTATGTTGTATGGATTGATGATGATATTTTGATTTGTGATAAAAATAAACGTTTTGAAGAGTTTTTAAATGAAAAGTTTGATAGTCTTTTGATTTGTGATGATATTGCTATTAATCCTTTTAATTGTGGTTTTATGGTCTTTAAGAATAATAAATCATCATATAAGATGTGTCAAGATGTGTGGGAACTTGGTGAAAAATATTCTGAATGGAAACAAAGGCCAAATTGGGAACAAGAATGCTTTAAGATATATTACAATGAACTTATATCTAAAAACAAAAATCAAACTGAAATAAAGATATTACCACATAGAACATTACAGAGTATTCATATGAAATATAAAAATGGTGATTTTTCTATACATTTTGCTGGTATTCATAATATGAAAATTAGAAGTAAAAAGAGAGATGAAGTTTTAACATTTATTCAGTAAATAAAAAATCTTCACCATTGGTCCCCTTTAATTCATAGCCCATATTCAAAATTAAATCAATTACATCTTGTCTTGATTCTTTCATATTTTCAGATTTTCTTTTGTTATCATTCCAAATTTCAATAATAATAATTGGTTTATTTTTCATTATCTTTTCTTTTGCTCCAAGTAAGAAATCATATTCACATCCTTCAATATCAACTAACATAATATCAAAATTATCAATATCTATATTATCTAATTTATTCATTTTATTTTTTATTTTTTTATCTGTTAATATAGATGATCTAATATTATCATCTATATCTTTTTGAGTGAATACATGCATCCCACCCGAATTATTTTCTAATCTATTCTTTTTTTCAATTGGACATATTTCATCTTCTCCCATAAAATAAATATCTTCTTCAGAATTACCAACTGCTATATTTAAAGCATGAATATTTTTAATTTTATTTAATTGAATATTTTCTATCAAATGATTATATGTTGGTTGATAAGCTTCAATACAAGATACTTTATTAATAAATTTGGATACTGGCAAAGCAATTGTACCAATATGACATCCAACATTTAAAAAGTGTTTTAGATTCTTTTTTTGTATTATATCAATAATAAAGTTATATATTCCTTCGTTCCATTGTTTATTTGTAATGATATTATTTTGTATAATATCATTTCTATTTTTAATTACATATTTTATTCCATTGATTTTTTTTGAAATCATTTTATTATTTATATAATAAAAATATTATCATTATAATAATGCCGAAAAAAGCAAAGAAGGTTGAAGCCAAGAAAAGTGCTCCAAAGGTCTTAAAAGTAAAAGATGAAGAACCAAGTGAAAAGTTTGATGATATACATCAAAATCTTCCACAGATGCCATCATTACTTTTAATCATTGGAAGTGTCAGAAGTGGTAAGAGTAATTTATTAGTGAATTACTTTTGTAACCCTGAGTTTTACAAAGATAAATTTGATGTTGTGAAGTTTGTCTCAACAACTCTCCATACAGATAATAAGGGAAAGATATTGTCAAAGCATTTCGACTGTTCCGATAGATATGAAGATAGTATTATTGAAGATATAAAAAAGAGTCAATCGGGCTATGAAGATAAGAGTGAAAGACCGACATATGCTTTGGTAATGGACGATGTCTTAACAAAAGATTTTAAAAAGACAAATCAAGTATCATTTTTTTCAACACGATTTAGACACTACATAGATTTTTACGTGATTGCTGTTCAATCTTTTCGGGCAGTTAGTGGAATGATTCGTAATAATAGTACGGATGTGATTATCTGTAAGCAACAGAACCAAAAAGAGTTAGAAAAGATTGCTGAAGAATATGGTGATATGGTTGGTGGTCATGATAATTTTATTAAATTATATGAAGAAGCAATGAAAGATAGATATTCATTTTTATACTTGAAATTATCAGAGAATCCAGCAGAAGCATATGTCAGACATGAGTACAAAATTTATCCAACAAGAGATACTGAAGAAGTTGAAGAATTAGAAATTGAATAATTTTAATTTTTATGAGTTTAAAAAAAATAAATATTATTATCATAAATGAACGATATTGGGGCTCAACAAGGCGTTGCGATGGGTAATGCCCGAAATCAAGCAGTAAGAGATTTAAATGAACGTATCAGACAACACAATACTGATGTTGCTAATCAGATTTCTGGATTGAAAGATCAAGAAAAGACCACAAAAACTATCCTTGGTGCTAAAGATGCTGCTCAAGCACTTTGGACTGGTAAGGGTATGCCAGATAAGATTAAAGCTTACAATGATTGGAGAGCAAAGAAAGCAACCGGACAAGGAAAGAGTAATCCAAAATCAGAAGAAGAAACAACTCAGACTGAAAATGCTGGACAAAATGAACCAATATCTAATGATGCTACGAGTGAATCACAGCAAGCAGCACAGACGGAAGCACCAGCAGAACCAGTTGCAGAAGGGGCACCGACATCTGAGACGGGAGCAGTTCAATCTACGAGTGAAGCAGCTGAAGGTGCTGAAGGTGCTCTTAAAGAAGGTCTGGAGAGTGCTGGTAAATCAGTATTAAAAACAGAAGGTAAAACTCTTCTTGGTAGAGCAGGAGAAGGTGTTGGTGTTTTGGGAAGTGCTGCTCTTGGGGGTATTGATCTTTATGAAGATATTAAAGATGGAAAGATTGAAGGAAATAATGCTTGGGAAAAAGCATCAAATATTCTTCAGATTGGTGGTTCTCTTGCTGATATTGCTGGTGTAGCATTTCCACCAGCAAAACTTCTTGGTGGTGTTCTTGATCTTGCGAGTGCTGCCACTGAGCAAGTTGGTGAAGCAACTGATTCTACAACTACAGATGAATTAAATAAAGAACAAGCACAAGAAACAGAGCAACAAGTTGGTGTTGAACAACAGACTCAAGAAGCTGGTATTGGAGTTCAGTAAATCGTCTTTTTTAATTATTTTTCTTTTTTATTTTTTATGTAAAACATTAGTAAAATGTCTTATTGGAGAGCAGATGACAGTGTTCGTGTTGGTGAAACAAAAATATCTATTCCATCTGAGAATGGTCTAAACTACAGTCCGGGACAGAAGGTTCAGATTTTTGTTGATCCTTCTAACAAGTTTATTGATGGTCGTGAATGTTATATTGAAGCAGATTTCAAGATTAGTCTTCCTTCTGGTGGTATTCCAACTCGTCTTCAGTTGGATAAGTGTTCATCAACTATATTTAAAAACATTAGAATTTACGATGGATCTCGTGGGCAACTTCTTGAAGAATTATCTGAATATGCTACGTATGTTTCATTAAAGTATGATTATGATAAAGATAAGAATCTTGAAAATATGAGAGCACTTACAGAAGGTTGTGCTGTTTATCAACCCGGTAATCGTGGTACTGAAGGTAGTTCTCAAACTGCCATGGCGAATACTTTAACTAATCCTTATTTCAAGAGAACTTCTGGTAATCAGTCTTACATTGGTCGTGGAAATAAAAACTATGACAATACTGATTACTTAACTGCTAAATTGTGTCTTCCAATCCATTCTGGAATTTTTGCCAACTCACAGACAATCTTCCCTGTAATGATGACTGAAGGTCTTTACATTGAGATTGATCTTAATGAAGCACCAGCTATTCTTAATCAACTTGATTCTGTCAATAGAGACAGACGAACTCCATTAAATCCCGTATTCCACTCTATTAATGGTTCTAATGTTCCCGATGCTTGGGCTAATGGTGATTCACACAGCATTTTCTATGTTTCACGTAAAAATAATCTTGGTGGTGATGATAGTGTTTCTAAATTTCCGTTTGTTGTTGGAGAACGAATTAACTTCTGCCGAACTAATAATAATGGTTCGGTCTCGGCTTTAAGTGCTAATGCTAATATTTCAAGTATTAATCTTTCGACTACTGCTGATGGTGGTGAAGGATTAATTCAAGTTGTCCTTACAGCATCGGTTCAGAATGATACTGCTACTGGTGTTGATCTTGGGAGTCAAGACTGGTGTATGTATTCTACTGCTTGTAATAGTGTTAGTGCTTATGATGCTTCATATACTCTGTCTAATGTTAATCTTGTAATATCACAAGTTCAGTTAGATCCGGGTTATGAACGTGGTATGGTTCAGAAGGTAAGAGAAGGCAAGGCGATTGAATTTGATATTCATTCTTGGACTAATTACAAGCATAGTATTCTTGCGAGTGATAGACAAACTAATATTCCAATCTTTGCCAATAATTCTCGTGCTAAGTCTTTGGTTGTTGTTCCCCAAGATTCAACAGTATATACCAGTGCCGAGCAGATTTGTGGTCATGGTGGATATGCTATTAAGGGTTCTTCTGCGAATGTTTCAGATTCAACTACTAAAGATGATGCTGATGTTTGTCTATTAAATGATCGTTCTGATCATACTGGTATTGTTGATTTCTTATCAAGTATTCAGTATGTCATTGATGGAAAGAGAGTTCCTTCAAGAGAAATTTCAACAAAGAAGATTGCTACTCGTAACTCTATTGATGCTTTCCATATTTATGAGTTGGAAAAAGCACTTGATAATGCTGAAATCAATCCACAATCTTTCCAATCATATTTGGAGAACTTTTGCTTTGGTCGTGGATTTAGTGCTGGGGGGCAGAAGGGAGCTATGGACTTACGTGGTAAAGATCTATCAATCATACTTAAGTACCAAGAAACTACAGCACCAACTAAGAACAAACTCTTTAATTCATTTGTATTCCATCTTCGTCGTTTGATGATTAGAGATGGTGCTGTTGATGTAATGGTGTAATGATAATAATTGTAATTTGATTTTGATTTCATTATGAATTTATTTTTATTAATTTTGTTCTTCAATCTTTTATATTTTAAAATATAAAATGACTTCAAGATATATTGAAATTCGTCCTGATAATATCCCAGCCGATGGAAAAATTTCTTTCAAGAATGGGTTTCCAGTATTATCATTTACTATTTCAGCTCAAGATGGTTTGCTTGACCCGAGTTCAGTAAGAATTGTTGGTAAGTTTGCTGCTTACAAAGACAATCTTGCTACACCGACACCTGTGACTGATGGTGATGGATTAACTATGAATAACCGACTTGGTATTTACAACTGCTTTGAGTCACTTACAATAAGGGCAGCAAGATCTAAGATGATATGTGAGAATATTCGTCATTATTCAAAATATCTAAACACTTACCTTGGACTTACATCATCTCTTCAAGACCAGATGGGACATCTTGGACAGACTTGTCTTATGATGCCAAATGCCGAGCAGTTTAGAAAGAGTGTTGTTGAGTCTCCATTTACGGATGTTGTTCAGACTAATGATTTTTCGTTTCATATTCCAAGTGGTTTTATGATGTCTGGTAATATGGTTAATCTTCGTCCTGATGCTTTTGGTGGTCTTACGATTGAGTTCCAACTTCAACCCGATTCTAATGTGTTCTATGCTACTGATGGAAATTCTACTGGACTTGGTGATGCTCACTATGAATTAAGTGATATGAAGTTATGTTGTGAAATTAGTGACATTCCGGAAGGTGCTTTAACTGGTGATGAATCACAAGGAGTATATGATTTTAATACTATTACTTCTCTCTACACTTCAATTAACTCTACTAATGCTCAGCTTCAATACAATCTTGCTCTTAGAAATGTGGTTAGTGCTTTTATGACTTTCATGCCAGTAAGAAATATTAATACTCTTACTGCTGATGGTCAAGCAACTACATATCCATCTGGAAAAGATGCATCTGATACTGATCTTGCTTTCTTCAAGAGAATTCAGTTCTTAAAGGGTGGATCTAAGTTCCCTGCTGATTTTGATTACACTAATAATGTCGTTCAAGATTCTAATGTTACTTTACCTGACCCTGAGATTGTTAAGACGTTCATGGAAGCAATTGTACCCGAGATGAGTGCTAATAGATATGCTATTTCTCCTGTGAATGCTAATCGTGAATATAATCTTGCGACGGCTACTGATGCTACTTCATACTCTAATATTGCTGAAGGTGGTGCTCTTACTGGTCTTGGAGTTAAGTATGGTATTGGTGGTGCTGGTGAAGATTTCTCACAAGAGCAGTTTGGTGTCAGTATTGAAAGTGAATTAAACAGAGACAATCCCATTGGAGTTTATATTTTCATTAAAGCAAGAGCACAATTGGTATATTCTCCGAATGGAATCCAAGTTTTACAATAAGTATTTTCTATGTTAAGTTTTTTTATTTTTTTATTATTATCATAAAAATATGTAATGATAATAAAATGAGTGATGCTGCTCCCATACCGAACTTTCTCCAACTACAACAGATTCCCGTTAATTACATCCAGCAAGTTGAATCAGACTTGCTTGAACCCGTCGTGTTCTCTGATGGTTCATCAACTACGGATGGCTTCTGCCGATTCACATTACAGAATAAGGGATTTTTACATTCACACTCAAAGGTGTTTATGTCTTTAGAACCCAATGCTACGAATAGAGATGCATATTTTGCTCCCCATCTTGGTATTGCTCAAGTTATTAAGAAGGCAGTATTAAAGATTGGTAATAAGACTATTAATGAACTTGATTCGTGGGCTGGTCTTCATGCTGTTAAGTCTTCAATGATAAATAATGAAACTAATCTTGAACGTGAATTATACATGACTGGTCGTTTCTTGAATCATAAGTTTGTATATGATCCGGAAAGTAATGTTAATGCTTCTGCTCTTGGTTTAGATACTGGTCTTGAACCCGATGCGACAAGTAAAACTGAAGTACCAGATTGGGCAAAGATGGATGGAACAAGCACAGCTAAAAAGGCAGAATGTCCTTCATTCATGATTGATTTATCTGATCTTTTCCCTTTCTTGAAGGTTCATCAGCTTCCATTATATATGATTAATGAACCGATTAATATTGAACTTACATTCCATCCAACAACTAAATATCGTGCTCAGATTTCTTCTACTGATACTGCTGATATAGAAATGAATATTGTTCGTTCTGAACTTAAGTTCTGTGCTGATTACATTTACTATGGAGCCACAGATGAAATGGAAAGATTTGCTGCTGCTAATAGAGATATGTCATTCTCTTTCGTGGATTACAGAGTTGTGGAACATACTACATCTGACACTGAACTTGGTTCTGGAGTGATTAGAAATCTTGGTATGGCAAATCGTATGGTTCCCCGAATTATTACTACTCTTCCTTCTGCTGCTGGAACTTACAATGAAGAGACTATTCTTGGTCAGTATAACTCTATGGCTCCATTAGTCAATGCTTCTGGTGTTCAGTATGGAGTTAAGTACAATGTTCGTTACAATGATAGATTTGAATTTACTTCTGATGTTGATAATGTTGCTCGTCTGTTTAGTATCATAACGGATTCTGAAGGTGTCCCATTTGTGACTCGTTCGGAGTATTCTAATCAATCAATAGCACAGATTACAGACACAGAAACTTTTGAAGGTCGTCAGCAAGAAGGAAATCTTGAAGGGCACTTCTTTTATCTTGGATCAAGATTGACTAATGGTCGTGTTGGACAACGTGGCATTGAACTTCATCTATCTGGAACTTGGGCTGGAAGTGGAAGAACACCAAATCTTCTAAGGTCTTACTGTGAGTATTTACGTGTTGCTCGTCTCCGAGACGGAATGTTTGAAGTATATAATGCTTAAGAGTAAATGATAATAATTACAATTTTAGAAACTCAAAATAAATTCTATTTGACAATGGAAAAAAAAAATAAATTCAATTTGAAATGAAAAACAAAATGAGAAATATTATCATTTCTATTTTTTTTATAAACTATTTAAGATTATTTTTTAATATCTATTATTATAAAATAATGGAACAAAACTTAAAGGAACTTATTAGAAAACAAAAACCCGATGTTAAAGATAGTACTATTAATCAGTATCTTGCGAACTTAAAGAGTTTGATAAAAATGTTTGGAAATGATAATTTTAAATTTTTACAAAAACCAGATGACATAATGGAAAAACTTGAATCAAAACATTATACAACAAAACGAAACTTTTTGAATGCGATAATAATTTATCTTCAAGCTACTGATGAAGATGCAGAATTAATAAAAGAATATCAAGAACAGAGAGATAAGTTTAATGAGCAGTACAAAGATGAAAATCAGAGTAAAAAGATTTCAGAGAAGCAGAAGAATAATTTTGTGAGTTTAAGTGTAATACTTGATATGTTGAAGAAGATGGAGAAAGATTTGAGAGCAAGTAAAGTGAAGTCAAAACCAACATTAAAGATATATGATAAAGATTTATTGAATGCTTATACAATATTTTCATTATTGGTGAAAAAACCAATACGTAATGATATGGCAGATATGACAATAATATCAAAGGTATCATATAATAAGTTAAAAGAAGATGATAAGAATAATTATTTAGTACGTGGTAAGGGTGAGATGTTTCTTGTCTTGAATGATTACAAGACAAATAAGGTATATGGACGTAAGAAGATTGATTTAGATAAGGAGACAAGAATGAAGCTTAATTCATTTATAAAGATTATGGGGAAGAAAGATGGAGATATATTATTTACATCTAATACTGGAAAGGCATTAAGTCGTAATTCAATATCACAGTTATTAATGAAGTGGTCAAAGCATTATTTAAATAAGTCGATAAGCACTCAAATGATGAGAAAAATAGTACCATCAGAAGAGTTTGGAGAAATGAAAAAGAAGCAAGAAGAATTAGCAGATGTGATGTGTCATAGTGTTCAGACACAAAATGCTATTTATATTAAGGAGCAGCAGTGAGAGCAGAAGTATATACATTAATTACGTCTCTTGTTTGTTTATAACCATGACCAAAGTCACCAGTTACATCATTAACAAAATAATCTTTTTTATCCCAGTTGAGCTTCCAGTAAAAATATTTATCTTTTGTTTTCCATACTATAAAAAAGTCTTTTTTAATTTTATTTTTTTTATTGTACTGATAAGCATATCTCATTTTGACAGCATCAAAAATGAGAGTATCAAGGATCATTTTTTTTCCGTTTCTGGTTGTATAAAAAAATTCATTATTTTTGAATTCTATATTTTCTCTTGTTTTTAATTCAACACAAATATTATCATTTGAGAAATAGTCAAAGTGAGCAAAGTCATAGTCATTAAGTACAAGATTAGTTTTGAATATTTTGGATAAGTCATTTAGAGAGTTAGCTTCTGATGATTTACCTTTTTTGTAATCAATATCAAATTGAGTCATTTATAATATAACATTAGAAAAAAAAATTCGGTTTAACGAGTAAAGTTCATGCCAGAATAATTAGTCCATGAGTAATGAATATATTAAATCTTCGGGGATTTTGTATCTTAAATGTAATCTATTCACACCCTTTATATTCATTTTGGAGAATGGAAGATGTTTTCCATCTTTAATTACACCACATCTTTTATCACACAATAAATTAGTCCAATCTTTTTTATTAGTCCATATACGTGTCCTTTTTCTAATTAAATGATTATACATACAATAATCAACATCGTAAAACGGTAAGTTCTTCATAAATGATTGATTTTTCAACAAACCGGTCTGTGGATTTTCAATGAACCACCAATGACAATCAAAGTAATTAATTATCTCAAGAGTTTTAAGAACTAATTTGTTTGCTCCTTCAATATCAGGGACTTTGTCAGGGCGACAATAATTCATACAAGAATACTCAACACAAGGTGGAGAACCCCAAATAATATCAAACTCATCTTTATCATATTGTTTATAATCAAAAACCATTATATCTACTTGATGATCTGCTGGTAGTATCATATCAACTGAAACAACATCCCAACCCAATTCTTTACAACATTTACCAACACTACCAGTCCCACTGAATAATTCAAGAACTTTCATTGTATAATATAACATTAGAAAAAAATTCGGTTTAACGAGTAAAGATTGAGAGATGCATTTATTGTGGATAATCATCATCAGAGTTGGAATGATCACTATCAATTGTATTCTTATAAACTTGTATAAGTTTCATGAGTTTATTAATCTCTTTAACCTTTTCTGTTTCACTCTCAACAACAGCATTAAACATATTGATATAATATTGATTTTGTTTTTGGAGCTCTTGATTTTCTTGTTTGAGTTTTTCATATTGATCTTGAGAAAAATAAAGTTCTTCTTTAAGACCATTATTATGTTCTTTAAGTTGTTCGTTGATTCTCACAAGATTTTCCATTCTCTTATCTTGCTGTTTGATAAATGTGATAATATCTTCAAAGCCATTTATCAGTGTTGGGTTGCTCATATCTCTTTATATATAGAGAATAATAATCCTTTAAGTAATAATAATCTTAAATTATTATATTTTTAAGTAATAAAAGGGCATTAATCTT